CGGAGAGACAAATCCAATTGAGCTCTCCAGAATTCTTATAAAGTTTGATTACTCCCCTCTCACAGCACTCCTTGCTACCAAGCTGAACACAAATGACGCTTCATTCAAATGTGAGTTAGTTCTAAAGGATGTCTATGGTGGCCAACCAACGCCCACTAACTTTAAACTAATTGTTTTCCCACTATCAAGAAGCTTTGATGAGGGCGTGGGCAGAGACGTTGTCGGTTATAGGGACATTGATGTCTGCAATTTTTTGACTGCATCTGTCTCAACAGGACAAGTTGAGAAGTGGTATGTGACAGGTGCTAATAAGCAAGGGCTGCTAGGATCTTCTGACATCGACATCATCTCAAGTGGCAACTTAAATGACGGAAATGGTGTTGTCAATCTTTGGAAAGAGCAGATCTTTGCGTCGGGCGAAGAAGATCTTAGAGTTGATATAACAGACATTGTATCAGGAACGCTTGCAGGCCTCATTCCTGATCATGGTTTTAGAATATCCTTCTCAGGATCGCAAGAGACAGATGAATTCACGAGATTTGTGAAGAGATTTACGTCTAGAAATGCCACAAATGTAGGCAAGCGACCCGGAATTGTTGTCACCTACAATGATCTCGTCCGCGACAACCACAATAACTTCTTTTTCAATGAGACAGGCACGCTTCTCCTGTCAAACAACGTTAGAGGAATTCCTAGAAACATCCTGTCTGGAACACTTCTCACTCCCATAACAGGCACAAATTGCATGATCTTGACACTAGCGACAGGATCTTTTACTAAGCAATTCAATGTCTCACAGCTAAGCTATGGTCAGAACTTTATCACAGGTGTCTACACATCTGACGCTATCCTAAACAGCTTCGAGAATACAACTGTCTACAATCACCTAATGAGCTCAGGATCGGTTGACTTCACAGAGATATGGGGATCCAATGACGGCAAGGTAGGTTATTTAACAGGATCACTCACTGTCTATCGTCCCGATACAGAGCAGTATCATGTTGACCTTGAACGTCTTACAATTAGCATGACAAATATGCGGACGTCATACCAGCAAAATGAGCAGTACAGATTTAGGATCTTTATAGAGGACATCACAAGGCAGTTTATAGCTAAGAAGCTGCCTTACGAGAACAAGGGAATATTTGTTGAGGACATCTACTACCAAGTTCGTGACACCGATTTGAATGAGGTAATTGTGCCATTCCACGATCCAGGAACAGCTGTGTCAAATGACACGTCAAGCCACTACTTTGACTTCAATATGACATCTCTTCCGCGCGGGCGCACATACACTTTTGACTTTAAGATCTTGAGAGAGGGCTCAGAAGTTGTGTTCAAAGACGTTGCAGCAAAATTTAGGGTGGATTAATCATGGCAGCAAGCGTTGTTAGAACCAATCGCCCCACAGTTTTTACTTCAAATTTGAAGCTTGCGTCCCTGTCTAATCGATACGATGACGTCACAATCAGCAACCAAGAAGCTTCAAATATTGGCAATACGGGTTCCTTTAGATACGACCAGATTGGAGCTGCATTAAAGTCGACACAAGAACTCAACATCGATTACACACAGCTTGAAAATCACACTTTCTTCAATTCAGCAGTTGCAAAAGTTAACGTTGCATTTGATAGGATAATCAATAACTACCCATTTGACGGTAGCATCCAAGAGATACAAGATTTTGAAGACAGCTTGACCGGTTATGAGAGGTACATTCTCTCTCAGTTCACCAAGAGTAGAAACTTCTTACTGTTTGATGGCACATCACACATTGCAGTCACTGATGCAGCAGGTATCAATTTTCCAACTGTATCAAAGAATGACACAGGCTTAGGAGTTCTTGATCCAAGGACAAATAGCTTCTCATTTGAGTTATTTTGCTATCCTGCAGCACAGTCAAATGATAATCAGATCATCTTGCAGAAGAGAAAAGATGCGACAACAGCAATTACACTTGCGCTGTCCCAATCAGCATCAACGACGACATGTGATGCTCTCTTTATTGTCTCGATGGGAAGCATGTATGTGACAGCGTCAGCAGCTGTCAACAAGGGTGAGTTCAATCACCTCTACTTTGAGTACAGCGCACTTGCATCATCATCATCGCTTACCATCTATCGAGATCTTGAACTTGCATCACCCGAGTCAGATTTTGTCGTATTTGACGACTTAAATTTTAGCTCTGCAGATCTTTTAATTGGAACAGGATCGTCACATACAGCGGGTGCATACACATTCATCCCACAGCAGCATCTGTCGGGTGCTATAGATGAATTAAGATTTTTCCATGATACAAGGTCGCTGGCAGATCTTGAATACAATTGGAAGAAAGAGATTTATGCAACTGCACCCTTGAAACTGTATTTCAAGTTCAATGAGCCGACAGGATCTTACGCAGCAAGCGATGTTGTCCTCGACTACTCAGGCAATTCTCTGCATTCTTACATCACAAACTACAGTGATGCACTGCGTGCTGGAGCAAGTATTGCAAACCCGATGGTCGCTGAAGATCCTGATCGCTGCCCTGTTCTGTTCGCAGATTATCCGGCAACGCTGGCTTACAATCAAACTTTACTGGAAGATGCCCGCGACTTTGATGCAGTTAATCCTAACTTGATCACAAAGATCATACCTGCACACTACCTTAGAGAGGGCTTGGTAAGTCAAGGATTTGCTGATGAAGATGGAACAATCGGCAATGACTTTACGGGAACATCAATCCCAGGAACAGGTGAGATAGGTTCACCCCAGATTATCACGGCAATGCTTCTCGTCTACGCAAAATTCTTTGACGAGCTAAAGATGTTCGTGGATCATTTCTCAAATCTTGTCCACGTTGATTATGACCAAGACGTGTCTGTCAGCGACAAGTTTCTGCCATTCCTTGCAAACTATTATGGGTTTGAGGTGCCTTCCTTCTTTAAGACAGCTCTTGGTGAGCAGTTCTACGATGGTAGAAACATCACCCAGAATGATGAGAAATTGGCACAAAATCTTGACTACGTGAGAAAGCAGCTTTGGCGTCGTCTGTTGATAAACATGTCAAGCATCATGCGTGAAAAAGGAACGAATGCATCTGTTCGATCACTCTTCAACGCAGCAGGCATCATACCTGAGAATTTCTTCACTATTAGAGAGTTTGGTGGCCCAAAGAAGAACTTTCTTACAGGACGTAGAGAGAATAAGACAGAAATTGCCACAATGCTCGACTTCTCCGGTAGCTTAAATCTAACACCAGGCACACTCAACTCTCAAGGATTTTCTTCCGTAAAGCCTCACATTATAGGCTCCTTCCTCTCGGGATCGCGTGTCGAGCCAGGATATCCTACAGTTGCTGGAACTCCATCAGACGGTTTGTTCACGTCAGGATCATTTACATTTGAAGGCATCTACAAGTACCTGGATCGTCAAGTTCACTTTGCGTCAGAGAGCTTGATGCGTCTTCATGTTACAGGAACGTCGGCACCGTCTGACGCACATGGTACGCTATTCAACATCATTGCGTCGTCAGGAAGTGAAGAAGGTGACTATTCACTGACACTTTACGGTCGACCGCTGCAGGGTATTTCAACAAATGTCATCACGCTGCAGCTAACAGGTGTCAACGTCTTTGATGGTGACAAGTGGAACATCGCATTTGGCCGCCAGCGCAGCGATCAGATAGGACACGCATCGTCATCCTACTTCCTGCGTGTTGGCAAAAATATCGACACTGAGACAATTGTTACATTCCAGACATCATCTTACTTTTATGATGAAGACACATTTGGCACGACCAACGTCCTCCAAAATGTCAGCAGCAATTACAATGCATCAGGAGCATTTGTCGTCATCGGATCGCAGAGCCTGGCATCAGGTGCATCATTCTTGAACAGCTACACAGCAGATGCCAAGGTCACTAATTTTACCGGGCGAGTTGCACAGCTCAGAACATGGTCAAAGGCACTAACAGACACAGAGTTTAGTGAGCACATTCGCAACTTCAAGTCACTCGGTGTTGATGACCCTAAGATCAATTTCTCATTTGATACAGAGACAACAGGCACATTTGAGCGTCTTCGTGTTGACACAAGCACAGATCAATTTACGACAGGCGCTGATGGAAGTGGACAAATTCAAATCTTTGACTTTAGCCAGAACAATTTGTTCATGTCGGGCCTTGGATTTGAGGTAAACGCAAGAGTTATCAAGCCAGAGACATTCTACTACTCTCATTTAGCACCTAACTTTGACCAGAGTACGACGACCAATAAAGTGCGCGTGAGGAGTTTGCAGCGTCCTGAGGAATATGACATCAACACGGCACGCCTCGCACCTGTCTACGACGTCATTAGAAGCGAGGAACCAGAAGATGATCGCCGTTTCCTCATCGAGTACTCAGTTGTTAAAGCGCTTAACGAGGATATCATCCGCCTCCTGGCAGATCTTGATTTCTTCAACAACGGTTTGGGAAAACCATCTTACCTCTACGATGAATACTACCCAGACATTGAACAGCTTCGGAAGATCTACTTCAATCGTCTAACTGACAAGCTCAACTATAAAGTGTTCTTCGATCTCTTCAAGTGGTTCGACACGTCCTACACAGATCTTGTCAGCTCTTTGATGCCCAAGAAGACACAATTTCTCGGGATCAACTACACAATCGAGTCGCACATGCTTGAGCGTCATAGGATGCGCTACCTCTACGACCAGCAGTACACACTGGGCACCGTCGCTGTCCAGAATGAGACAGGTGTGGGCTTTGAAACTGGCATCATCACATAGTTATTACCATGTCATACACACCATTTAACGAGAGCCTTCACGTCATTAGAGGCAATTCCAACCAGGATGGCATAGACATAACTCCTGTAAGCCAGCTGCTCCAGGGCAATGAGATCAGAGATCCACTACGCCTGAGAAAAGGCTTGCTGCCTTACATGGGAATGCGGTCGATCAGAGTCGATGAGCAAGGGCTGATAGATAAATCAATAGAGATCAACGATCTTGGGCAGGATGTCAAAGCATCAACAACCGCGTATGTGGATACCACAGAACGCTGGACACCCGCACAGATCATCCAGGGAGATCTGGCAGAGAGCTTTCTCAGTGAGCTTGCCACACGGCAAGTGATTGATGAGAAAAATGATGGTCAAATCAGCATTTTTGATCCCAGTGGTATTGAAGTTCCCTTCTCTTCACGTGGTTTCAAGGGAAGCCTCAACGGAGAGAACGAGTATATAGGCACACAATTGCTAGATAGCAAATACCAGCTGCTCGACGGGCTAGATGATTTTCTAGACGGTCAAGAGGAGATTTTAGGAATAACAGTTCCTGCAATCTTGTCCATGAATGACCAGCTTCTAAAGCCCTTCGAAGATCTAAGGCACGACGACACGGATCGATTTGGTATCAATATTTTAAACCAGAATGTAAATCTGTATGATCGATATGCGGCAGGAGGTTTTGTGTATGCAGGCAATGACCGCGACTCAATCGCCTTCGGCGGGCTTAAAGGCTGACAATGTCAACTAAATTTCTTAGAAAAACTGTAAGGCGCATTATAAGAGACAACGACCAGTTCCAAGATGCGTATCCCAAGCTGATCAGATCATCAGATCCGCTTGATAACGGTATCGACAGTAACTTAAAGTTTTTAGATAATAGGACAATCGTATTCTCAACAAACAATACGACATTTCCTGCGATGGTTCCCGCTGGATCAACAACGCTACCTTCTAGTTCAATCAGCGCAAATGTTGTTATTGACGCCGCCGCTGTTGAACAGAGTGTGCAGCTACCAGGCAGCGTGGAGGGGCTTGAGCCTTTCAATGAGAGCCTTTTCAGTATTCCAGGAACAAGTGAATATACAACAACGTCTTCTCTAGCATACGGCTTCACGTCTGCAGCACGTAACAAGATTGCAATACCGATTGATATTACACCCACCCAAGAAAAGCTTCTCTGTCGCCTGAGATCGGGAGAAGTAAATACAAATCCTAACAGTGAGTTTTACGGCAAGCCAAGCACAGGATTTTGCTATTTTAATTTTGATTTAAAGCGTTGGGAAGATATTGGCTTTGGATATGCACCCACTTACGTCGGACATATGGGTAAGTTTACAGGTCACCTCTATTTTATGGCACAGTTCCAGGGAACATCAAACCTTGCCCATATAACCAATGCATACGGATCCAGTCAAAATGCAATGACTGCTGTAGGATACAAAAATATTGGTTCACCTACAATGTTCTTTGACGCGCCAAACGCTAGAAGGTATTACGCAACGGGTAGTCAGGCATTGTCTCTGTCAAACTACATTGATCAACCGTTCATGCTCGAAAGAGTTGATGTAACTTTGCCATTTGTCGCAAGAAGAAAACATCCAGGACAACCATTCACATCAAATATAAAAGATGGTGCTTATCGAGATGTTGATAACCTTGTATTTTTTCTCTATAGACAGACACAGCCTCCAAGTGATCATCCAGACGGAGCTCAAATCGCAAGCCAGCGTTTTCTCATCACAAATGGGTCACTTACATTCTATAATAGTAAAGTTAATGAAGCAGTCAGCTTTACAACACATAATCCAGAATTTAGCTATGACTATAATATTCCACTAACGTCTATAGTTGCAAGTACTTTTACAGGTTCAGTTACATTCTCAATTTACCCGAAAGACTATCCAACACAGTTTGGAGGCGTTTCGTCATTCTCATCAGACTCGGGTTACAGCGCTACAACTTATCTTGTTGAAACTATGAATTTTTGGCCAGGTAGCGTGCAGAATATTGTAACAGCATCTACCGTAGCTGATGTTGATAATGCCGGGTTTTATGTCTACAGAACTAGCAACGCACCTGTAGCAGGAGATGATTACGCAGACACAAGATTTAAAGGTTTTGTCTCAACAGACACACGCTTACTGAAAAGAGTCGAGGGATCTTTAATACCATCAAGTGGCATTATAAGCAATGACCTACCACAGACAGGCAGCTCACCTTACCTTCTCCTTCCTACAGATCAGTTAATATTTGGAATTGAGTCAGATGTCTGCACAGTTCTGCCTACAGGCTCTCTGGTATCTCCAGCTGGTTATGACGAATCGTTTTTAAGCCAAACAGGATCATTCTTCAAGCTTCTTGCAGAGAAAGCGCAAGTTACGCTATTCGGATCACTCATACAGAGCGGCATCTCTAAGACACACAACAGCCTTAACCAAAATTTAATCTCACCTGCAGTGCACGAGATCATTGCAAATCTACAAGATGATAGCGACCAGTTTGACGTGGCCGAGAAGAAAACTTTCTATGGTAATTACATTGATAACTACGTGGAAGGTTCGATATTAGATGGCACACGTCGTGTTTATGCTAGCTTGACAAATGACCCACCATTTCTATCGGGATCATTTACACGTCAAGTTATGTTAGTAGATGAAGAGAAGTCTTATTACCGAGTAGGACCAAGAACAGTAACACTTGGAATTCCACCTTACGCGTTTTCTTTTGTTGTTCCTTACAGCGGCCTCACGAAACCAAAGAATTATTTTAGATACGATCGATACGGTAATTTTAGAGACATGATTGAGCAGGCACAAGATTACAGAATATTCAACAAAACCATCTACAAAAAAAGTGGAGGATTTGAAGAACAAGGGCCCGCATACGCCAAATTCGTCTTGTCATCATCTGATATACCTGTGTCAGCATCACTGACACAATGTAACAATCTTAGCCCATACATGACAGGAACATTTCCATTTGCTGATGATGTTGGAACATCAACTTCACGCGGCCCGTACACAACAACGCAGAATAATCCCTTCATTCCGATCACCAACATTTTCAAGACATGATGACACTGTTATAATTAGAATAGCATGTCTGGTATTCTCGATTCAAAAACACGCATCATGGACGTCGTTCTCACTGTTGAGGGCCGTCGCCAGCTCGCTGCAGGAAAATTTGTCCCACAGTTCGCATCTTTTACAGATCGACACGTTTTCTACGCAAAAGATGCTGTGAGTGGTTCAGATGATGCATCTTCATACATCTACTTTGAAGCAGGCAATCGTGTCCAGGATCAGATCGTCATCGAGAACGACGACAGTGGCTTGTTGGTTCCTTATGACGGCAGTACGACAAGAGTTTCGTCTGATGGCCGAGTTTATTCCGCATCTATCGATACACTGGCATCACCAGGCGGAGCGGGAACTTACAATCGCGTTAACTATGCACCTGTGACGAGCTCATTTGCATCCATGTTTGAGCTGGTCAGCGGATCCATCCTTGACAGTCTGACTGAGCAGCAACTCATACAGACGTCACTACCCTACGAGATCTACAGTCAATTCAAGCTGACGACAGGATCTATCACTTTCCGAAGAAACAACTTTGTCCCATTTCGTGGAACGCAGCCTGTAGGTCAGATTGGATCACTTGATCCTTTCATGATTGACCGTCAACTCTCTCATCTAGATAATTTTCAGTTTTTAGCACCTGTCTACGTAGATGATACTGACATCCAGCAAAATTTGGGTACGTACCTGCCAATCTCTGAAGTAGAACCACTAACTTATGATGAGCTAATGCGCAATCTTGTCGGATCAGATCCTCAAGTTTCTCTCAAGGAGAAGATAACTGTTGACTTTGCTGAGACATCTCTTGCGAGTAACGTCTTCATGCAGATCTTTGAAGGCTCAACAACAGACAGCACAGGTGTTGAGATGCTCAAGAAACTTGACTGCATTGACTTTGGTGAGTTTAAAGATGAGAATGACAGGCAGCGCCCGTTCAAGCGCGTATTTTTCGTCGGCAAGGTTTATGCTGCTGACAGCGAGGATAACTTTCAGGCACCTGCCTTCGTCAATCTCTTTACAATCGTGGCGGAGTAAATGAACACAGTCAACAGCGATCTGATCACGATCATCAAAGATCTCCCACAGTCAAGCATTGACCTCAAAACTGTGACCGTTGACGATAGACAGTTCTATGAGTACACAGTCAGCTTCTTGGTCGACCAGATTGCAGCTTATGCTGCAAATGTTAGGACGATGCGTGTTGATATTGCTTACAAGCGTGTGGGCAAGACATTCGCGCTTCTTGGTGGAAGAACTTTCGCAACAACGAGCGATATCAACAACCAGATCCTCGGCGGTAAAAGGATCCGAAGAGATTTCGTCAATGATCGTGATAAAGAACAGCTAGATAACACCATCACGACCCGACGAGCAGACATTTTCTCACGCTCAAGGAAAGTGAGTCGTTTTCGTCTGCAAGGTTCAAGATTTGTTGATCTTGCAGTCATTGAGAGCACATTTGAGCCCGTTGCAGGCTTGCCCTCTAGTCAAGTATCAAAGATCATCGCATCTGATCTTATCAAGAACACACCTCCCGAGGCTACGTCGTCCAGCGGCGTCAACGTGTACTCAAATCTAACTTTGTCAGGCAGAGATCCTGCAAAGCAGATTGTGGGTGCAAGCCTAGTTGAAGATGCTGAGATTGCTCGCAAGGGAATGGGTGCAGCACAACAGCAGCAGCGCACCATCGGGGGTGCGTTCACAACAACAGCACTCCAGGGCAACAGGAACAACCTCCTTCCTGCAACTTTAACAGCACAGAAGCGTCAGAAAGTATCAACAGACGTGCTGCTACCGCACACATTTCGAATCCCAGCATCTTTGACACCGCCCAGCGGTAAATTTACCATCATATGCACGATCAGGAAGGCAAATGGTGACCTTGTCCAGAAGATTGACTTTACAATTAATCATGCGCGCCAGCTCATCAAAAATAGCGTACCAAGTCAGCTTCCAGCGATCGGCGTCCAATTTGTGTCTAAGACGACTGCACAAGTCAATGTCTTCAACAAAGATCCTCGAGTGACTGGGATTAGGATCTACAATCGAGACGTTCCCACCTATCAGTCTGTGGCCCAGCAAGCACCATTCAAGGTCGTTGGAACACTTCCAGCAGATTGGCGCCAGCAGGCAATCACGAGAAAGTTACCGATCAAGTCAACAACAAATAAGATCATTCGTGCTGTGCCTGTGCTTACATCTGGCATTGTGCTAGGCAATTTTGAGAGTAAAACGCTGTCTGTGAGAGATGAACTTGTCGCGGGTACAGTTGTCGCAACTGCGAACAAAGGAAATGTGACCATTGAGCTGTTCGGTGCTCCTGCAAATTACAAGTACGTCCAGTTTGTGCGTCGATCTATCGACAAGAAACAGAAGCAATGGGATAACATACAGACACCACTAAAGATAGGTGCCGGGATCGCTACAATTGAAGATTTGACAGTCAACACTGAGCGCACATATGAGTATGCTGCCTTCCTGCAGGACACTTACGGTAATATTAAGCGTGCAAGAACAACATCCGTGGTTAGAGTTACTGACTACACATCAGGCACGGAAATTAGTGTTACGCAGAAGAGTGTAAATGTCAGCGGTGCGAGCACCACAACAACATTCAATGTGTCTGTTACACTTACTAAGGATAGTGATACAACAGCAATCCTAAACGCGACGAAAGAGCAGGGAATTGATAACTACTTTGAAGAAGAGACGTTAAAGTTGTCGGGCGATCTGTCTTCCATCACAAAGGTGAATGTTAGAAGGGTATCGCTCGACACAGGTGAGATCAAAGATCTGGGTGTTGTGACACCTGGAGATTTTACTGATACAGCGACTGAGAATGTCGTCTACATCTTTGAGGGCCTCCTACGAGGCCAAGCTGATCTTTTTGAAGAGATAGGTGCAGATAAGACGTCACCCCGTGTTTTCAATCCGAGAGATGCTCTCCAGCGAAGTCAAATTGTGTCGTCAAACTTGACGTCAAAACCACAACTTTCAAAAGTTAACTTCACACAGAAGTTCCTGTCCAAGAAGGCTACGCTGCGGGGAACTTTGTCGTATGGCAACACAAAAGTTACCGATGTCGACACATCAGGTTTCTTGCAAGGGCGTCTAGGTATCACGGATATATTTGCTGTAAATCAAACAGCTGGATCGACAAATATCAATAACTTTGAACTCGTCACAGTTGATGAAGGCCGCCGCCTCATATCATTTGATGTAACCAGCACAACCGCACAAAAAGTCATCGACTTCTTTATCATCTCAACGATCAAGGGCGGCGTGAGATCTATCGTTGGAACGTGTCACTACGTTGACGATAGTGTGCGACAAAATTTCCTTGATGACAAGACGAGGTTGAGGACGGGGCAGATTGCATATGTCGTCACTCCTGTCAAGTACGATGGAACAACGCTAAATGAGACAACAACGCGTCAATTCGAGGTGGTGTGATGCCTTATGATTATAGAAGTACATTATCTAACTTGCAGGTTCAAGCACAGCGCAATAGAACAGCAGATACTGCAACTAATGCATTTTCTGATGCACAATCAGCAAGAGAAGAAGCAGGCAGCAGAGGAACAACAGCTGAAGACATTACAGCACGATTAGCGCAGCGAGGGCCGAGTTTTGGGTCGCCCGGACCGACAATAAATGATAGAGGAACAGCCGCAGGCGCGCTTGCATCTCGATTGGGCCAGCGAGGGCCGAGTTTTGGGTCAAGGTCAACAACAGGCGCAGTGCGAGGCAGCGTGCAGCAGCGCCAGAACTATGGAAGCATGCTACAACAAATGCTTGAAGACGATCAAGATTATAACTTGCTAGATGCTTCATCGCGTGATGTTTACCTCACCGCCTCACATGGATTGACGTCACAGTATCCAGCAATTCTATTGACGACACCTAGAACGGCTAAAGTTGTAGATGTAGGCTCTGGATTGACAACAACACCGTTCATTATTGATCTCAATAATGAAGTCAAGAAGACAGTTGAGAGTGACGTCAAAGCAGCACTTGATCAAAACACGGCATTACTGCAGCTTACAACTACCCAATATGATCAGAATGTGCAGATTGCAAGGCAATATTCAGATCTATGCTTACAAACTGCAATTTCGAAAGATAAGCTGATCAGGCTTCTAAATATTGCAAATGTTGACACAAATCAGAATTCTTACTTTAGATCGTTTAATTTAATTGGAGAACGTTACGACTATCTAAGAAGTGTAAGCAGCATTACAGATTATTTGAAGAACATAAATGAAGATTACAACATCAATGTGTTTGAAGTTGGTACAAATACACAATCAATTGCTCAAATACTGAAGACAGTATATTTTTATTTCTTATTTGGCGAGCTGTCTTTCACTGAAAATTATTCTTTAAACGGACCCTATGCAGCTGCTAAAGAAGGAATAGTAGATGGGTACTTGAGTGAATTTTATGTTAATCAGATTAGAAATCTTAGAAAAATTGTACCTGAAATCGTGTCAATTGATGACACAAACGTTAGATCAGTTCAGCTGTATGATAATGGCAGCCCAATATTTGGATTTGAACCATTCAAGAATGCAGACAAAATTACAAGCCTTGTTCGCCTAATTCAGAGAGATTTAACAATTCATGGTTTAAGAAACGAGCAATTTGAAATAACGGGAAGTACAACAGATGTTACAGCTCTAGATGTACTGGGAAATTACACATCGCTGTACACACAGATCAAGGATTATGAGCGCGCAACTTCTGAAGATCGTGATGTTGTGTCAATTGGATATAGAAATATTAATGAGATCTTAGAGACATCTGATGCCGTAGTAGGTTTTCGGTCAGAAACAAGAGCCTCGTCATCACAGAGATTTCGTGATGCTCTCGTTACCGTCGACTCGGGTGGAATTGGATATGGTAAATTTGATGTTGTCAAAGGTATTGATTACTTAATCTACGACGATCTTTCAAGATCAAACTCATCACTAGAATTTTCTAATCTCTTGAATTCATCAGAACAGTATGATCTTTACGCAAGACAGATCAACGATCTTGTTTTTAACACGATAGTGCAGAACCAGAGCGCAATTGTTGACAAGATAAAAGATTACTTTTTAAGTTTTATACGAGGATCAGAGATCAATACAGATGAAATAAGCAGCAGTGGAAGTGCATTCAGAATTGCATGCTTTGTCATGGCTGCAAATGATGATAAAACTATGACGCGCCTTTTTAGACTGATATGTGCACTTGATAAGAAGATAAATGATGATGATTTAAATCAAGAAGAAATAAGCGCTGCGCGCCTAAAATTGGCTGATGATATTTTTAGTAAAAGAAATGCTGAAACTGGTGACGGAAATGTCACAATTCTAGGTGCACAAGCAGAGCGTGTCATACAAAGCGTAAATTACTCAACAGTGTTCTCTTACATGCAAGATGATGACTCGTCATTTCAAACATTTCACAATGTTGTTAGAGAAACAGAAAGAGTTTTGATTGATGACATAGGAAACTTTCAAAGGTTTTTTGATGCAAGGACATCTTTTGGTTTGACACTTACTAGAGATGCACGTGCATTTGTCATTTTAAATCTCTTCTTAAGCATCTTTAGAGAGATGAATATAACTGTTGATTACTCACCCACTGATCAAAAAATGACTGTCAAGTACTATCCAGATCAATTTAAAGCACTAAAACTTTCTATAGAGAATGCCGAACTATCACCTTCTGATTTAGATACAACTATCAATCAATATCTGGCAAATTCAACCGATTTTGTCAATAGCAATAGAGTTCAAAAATTCAAGGATAGTGTCCGGTACTTACAGAGCACCTACTTCAATTCAATAGTTCAAAAGATCAACCAGCAAAATCAAGTTTGTCTCGATCTAGTAAATCTTTTGGTCAATCATGCGCAACAGATCAAAAATCAGGCTCAAGATTTCAAGACAAAAGTTGAAAATGTCGCGCGCCTGCAACGATCTAATCAGCTCCAGAGCACTGAGTCGCTTCTCAACGCTATTCAATCAGAGCAAGCTTTTCTTAAGAGAAATATTGTTGATCGATACACAAACCTCTTACGAGGTGCAGCTTATCTTCCAACTGCGATAGATCACAATGTGGGTCAAGCATTGAATACAAAGACAGCGGTCGCAACTCATCCAGATTTGAACGACCCAATTAGCGACATAGTGACTAGACAGTTCCTAGTAGCTGTTGGGTTGCCAACGGGCCTAATGGAGACACTAAGATATCAAAATACTGTGTCAACATCAGAGCACCTTTATAGCATTGATCTAGTATTTAAGAACATCCAGGTTACACAGGATGAAGAAGATACACGTACACTTGAGTCGTTTGTGACAAAAGGGTACACATTTTCAACACGTGTCTTTATTAATGAGGGCGCGCAGCAAACAGGTGGAGCTGACACTAGAGCAAGTGAACTAAAAAATTACAGTCAGATTTATGGTGCTACAAAGTACAAAATTATTGATGATGCAGGAAACTATCGTGATATCTCAATTACTGACCTTGAGAGCATCCTGGGAGATAGTAAAATTGTCAATAACCATCTCATGAGCCATTATGCAAAGCTATTGTTGAAGACGACGGCAGGTATAACACTTGATGAGGAGGTTTTTGATCTCATCCCACAAGGTAGACGCTACCCAGATGCTGCACAGGATGCTAATTACACGACAATAGTTGATCGAATTGCAGTCAACTATCCAGATACACCGGAAGGCCAGCTCAACAAGGAGCGTGTACTTCGCGATCTATCGAGGTCAATACAGCTTGCACCCGATCAGCACAAGACATCAATGATGGTGTCAAAGACGTTTGAAAGGATACATGTGATACCTGTCGACGTCAGTGAAGTTATTGAGCAACTCCAGATCAGCAGAGAAGACATTGCATTTTTAGATGTCGTTGCCAAGGTTCGTCTTGAAGCAAGTCAGCCACCCGTCTCATTTGAGGCAGCAACAACACGTAGAAGCTACTCAAATGCGCTCCAGAATGCTTTGACAACATTTGTGGAAACAGATGTTAGGTCACAAGGCATTGATAGTGTAGGAATAAATGCTGTCGTAGAGACAAGCAATCGATTTGGTGGACGCCTAGGAGGTAATAACAGATGACCGAGACAGTCATATCAAAACCTGCTTTGTTAGTTGATCTTCCCGAAGTCAGCAGCATAGAAGCAAAGTTCGTCTACAACTTTTTTACGTCCGATGAGCGTACTAACGAGACGTCTAATGTGTACGGTAGCGTCGGTTTTACATCGACCGACGTTGATCTAACAACATCAACGTATACAGATAATATCGGTACATCGAACATACAAAATGAAACACTCAGAGCGTTTTATGGACGCAACGCTGTCTATCCCAGATTTAACAGAATAACCATCACAAAGCCTCCTGTCGCAATTGATAGAAACTTATCAATTAGTAGAACAGATATAAAGGGAAATGTTGCTCGAGAAGCTGCGCTTAATGTGTTTGGAAGAGTAGGTGTCAGCATTATTGACACAACGCTGGACAAGACAATTTACCGTATCCTGTCAGGGTCAATCACTGCTCTCCAAGATCAAGAAACTAGCAGCGCATCAAGAAGAATTCTTGATGCCGTCGTGAATAGCATACAGCCCGACGGATACAGATACGCAGTGTCTGATATGCGTCAAATCAAAGTTAGTGCTGTTGAAGAGACACTACGTGGGCTTGAGTTTGGCTTTTCTTTTCTACCTACTGTTGCAGGAACAGTTGCAGATGCCAGCCTAAGCTCACCGAAGAATGTTTATGCAGATGAGATCTCTAGTACACAAACGGAATTGAATGAAGTGGAAGATCAATCTGTTGCTGGGAGCAGGCCATACGTTCTCAGAACATCTGACTATGAAGCAGATTTTAATTTTATTGATGATGCTGTCATTGTCTCACCGACACTCAAGAATAATTTAATCGGCTACATCATTCAAAAGTTTGGCACACGTGACGATGGAACAGTCGACATCTTTAGTGAGAAGCTTGATCTCAATCCAAATACAACTTCGTTCATCGATCCTGAGATCGCATACGGAAGAAGTTACAAGTACAGAGTGATCTCTCTGTATGCATGTCAGTTTCAGATGAACCAGCAAGTGACAACAGCATTTGGAACCGAAGAAGATAAAGTTGTGACCAGGTATGCCCTGTTTGCATCAAGAGGATCAGATGCATCCGTCGTCTGCGAAGAGTACATTGCACCTCCTCCACCCGTTGATCTCGCATTTAGATATCGAGCTGACAATACAGGCTTAAACATTACGTGGAATTTTCCCATCAACTTGCAAGCTGACATTAAGAAAATTCAAGTTTTTCGGAGAAGCTCGACTTCTGAGCCATTTCAGTTACTTAGAATGTACGATTTTGACGACTCAGTTGTCAAGACACCAGATCCAGAGCGTGTACCAGAACGCCTGATAACACGTAGCTTGCTACCCACTACGCTGCACAGAGACACAGAGTTCACTAAGAACAGTAGGTTCATCTATGCAGTGTGTGCCATCGACGCGCACGGCTACACGTCTAACTACTCAGTGCAGCTTGAAGCATCTTACGATAGATACCGCAATAGGATTAACACGCGTGTCATCTCTAGATCCGATGCGCCTAAGCCATACCCTAACATTTTTCTTAACCGTGACACATTTGTCGATACCATGAAGATGTCAGGCTACACACGCCTCAACATTTATTTTGATCCTGAGTACATCAGCATCACAGATGCAACTGGCGATGATCAAGAGCACGTTGTCTTCAACAATAATCGCGGCGATGATAACAGTTATAAACTACTTGTTGTTAATACTGACTTCCAGCAGAGCCAAACGCTTGATATTAAGATCAACGATAGTTATGTTGAACCTCCAGTTATCACGCCTTCGACAGCCCGTGTCTTTAGGCCCACGTAATATTTAACTTATAACTTCAAGCAAAGAATATTTAGAAACAGGTGTACAAATGGGTTTTCTCAATCAAACAACAAACAACATCATCGTTGACGCAGTTTTAACTGACCTGGGTCGACAGTTTCTCGCGAGAAATGATGGTAGTTTCAACATCGTTAAGTTCGCACTAGCTGACAATGAAGTTGACTACACGGTCATACAGCAGTACGGTCGTCTTGTTGGAAAAGACAAGATCGAGAAGAACACACCAGTGTTTGAAGCTTCAACTAATGCAAACATTGCGCTCAAGTACAAGCTGGTAAGCATCTCAAATCCTGCCTTGACATTGCTCCCATCCCTCACACTTGATTACGGATCAGCGATCGTTAATTCTAATGTCGTGTCGATCTCACGCCTCACACAGAACCCATCCCTCACGATCACTGTTAAGCAGTCGATCACGCAAGGTAACTTTGTCTCACCTGAGCTCATTGATAATGCATTTGAAGTTCGAGTCAACGACCTTTTCCTAGGCCTCCAGAACCTCGTGCCCGACTCAGTTGATGCAAGCAACAATGCAACCTACCTTGTTGACAGGTCGTCAGCACTGTCAAGCGCAAGTGAAGCATCCGGACAGTTCACGCTGCGCCTCAAGACATTCTCTCAGACACTGTTCGACACATACAAGTCAAGTGGCCTCAATGTTGTTAGAACATACGTTCGTATTACAGGCATCAACTCTGGTGCCGTCAAAGAATTTGAAGTAAGGATCAGCTAGGATAAAAAATGCCCACATTTAAAGAGATAACTGCTGCAGATATCAAGACTAGCAGATCAGCGCTCAACCAGCTGGTCGACGTCATCCAGAACGACATCTCGAGCTCAGATACGCGCAAGAAGTATCAAGTGTTCGTCACAGGCGGTATAGGGCCTGGCGTCACATCGTCGCTGTTTCAGACAGTTTTCGACCAGGATTACACTCTTCAGACGGCAAATGAGGTGCTTGACCTAACAGTAGGCCTCTTCTCAGGTAGCTCAACAGTTGCTGGTAGCACAACTGGCGTCGATTCGGCAGGCAAGCTTCTTTTCCCATCACAGTCATTGATGATGAGAGAGAAGATCAACGTCTACCGACAGTTCGCACAGACACTGCTCGGTGATGCAGATGCTCAATTCTCGGCACCGTTCAGCAATCCTGCAACAACTGACTACATTGACGAGGCAATATTCGTCAACATCAAGCGCCTATTCGCACGTGACCGCGTCAAACCACAGACATTTGCGATGCAGTTCTACACGACTGGCGTCGTTGATAGTACAACGTCAGGTCAGCCTGCCTATTCAAATATTGATAGAACATCAACGTCAGGATCAGCCATTTTGACAGATGCAGGACAAGGGACGCAGTTTGGTTTCGGTGGCCAAGTTGGCGATATTGCATTCTCCACGCTGTCATCTAATGTCGTAGGTAATCTCTTCTACGATCAAGGCATCATAGTTCTAGACGCCAAGAAGGTTCTATCAGGGACGCAACATGTGTCGGGAACAATTGACGCTATGTCATCAGGCGGTACAGCAGTAATTGGAAGTGCAAGTGGAAATCCAAATGCCAAATTTATCCCTGATTTCTTTGTATCAGGATCGATCGATGACATCGTTGACCATCTTGCATCCTGCAGATTTAGCTCTGGCTCTCTCACAGCGCTGACGTTCCAGAATGTCACCAACATCAATTCAACCTTGGTGTTCTGTCGTGCCACGTCGGATGAGTTCAACTACTCGTCAAATCCCACTTTCACTGACGCAGACGGTAATATCATTGTCATCGATGATCCTACGTCTGATCGAACATTCAGCTACATCACAACGGTGGGTCTCTACGATGCAAACGATAACTTGCTGGCAGTTGCCAAGATGAGTCGTCCAATCGAGAAGAATGATGAGAAGGATTTGACATTTAGAGTAAGATTAGATTTTTAAATCTTTTTTGTCGTTCTTCTCTTTTAAAGTGCGCGTTATATTTAATCTATAGAGCGCATCATGACGAAATTTGCACCAGTTCAAGTCACCTGCCAGTTCTGCCAAAAGATCTGGCAGGTTCCCTATAGATCGAGAAGCTCAAAATATTGCTCAAAAGCTTGCTCCAACTCCGGAACAAAACGCCAACGCGTCACGAAGACGTGCGAGCACTGCGGCACGGAATTTGATGTCATAAAGTTTAGAGCAGAAGATGCTAGATTTTGCACACAGAAATGTGCTTACGATCATCTTTATCAGAGACCTGATGGGCCTATAATCATTTCTTGCGAAGGCTGCGGAAGCAATTTTGAGACGACGTTTATCAATAGAGCTCGACGATTTTGCTCTAAATCATGCGCAAATTTAGGTGAAAGAAATGCATTCTATCATTGTAGAGGTGCAGCAAATCACAGGTTTGGAAAACCTGCTTGGAACAGCGGATTGACAGCTTATACAGACGATCGTGTCAAAAGAAATTCTGAAAAAGTATCAGATGCCATCTCTCAAAAGATTGTCGACGGTCTTTGGACACATACGGGCTTTAAGACAGAGTGGTACGTATCTAAGAAAGCAGGCAGAATTTTTCTGCGGTCATCTTACGAAAGTGTTTTTGCAAGGCAACTTGATAATGACAACGATGTAGTAACATTTACATCCGAACCATTAAAGATACCCTACACACATGATGAAAGACGAAAGAACTACATTCCAGATTTCTTAGTAGAATATCGCGATGGTAAAAAAGAGATTATTGAAGTGAAACCTTGCACTCTGGTTTCATCTGATGAAGTGTCTGTAAAGACAAGTGCAGCAATAAAATTTTGCAATGACCTGGGAATTAGCTACAGGATCGTAACCGAAGCCGATTTAGGATTGACGCACGCTCGAGGCGATGAATTTAAGGATAATAAAACATGTTTATAGTTATAAAGGTAAAAAGAGGGGTACATGTCATTCATCAAGCTGCAGCCTGAGAACTTCGACACGTTCTCTCTCACACTGCGGCCACGCGCTGAGTTTGTGTCGTCTTCAAGCGGGATCACAGGATCAGTTCGGTTGATAGAACGGCCGAGTGCCTATCTTAAGGAAGAAATTGCCATAGGCACTAGAGGAACGACGACGTTTGTAGAAGATCCTACAGGACCTGCATACATCGAGTCACTGAGGCAGGACATAATTGCTAACACTACAGATCGTCCTGCTCTGCTAGATGAGTACATTCGTCTTGTAAATCTCCTAGCTGAGAGTAGGAAAAATGACATCGTCATCCCGGTGCAGCGTATAACACAGTCGATCGAATTTGATCGCAACTCATTCACTAAAAGCATCATCAAGAATGTCATGATGCCACAGTACCGATCTGTCTACGCAGATTGTGACTACTCTTATAAGAACTACCACACGATCAACTTCTTCACAGCATCGACGGTGCCTAGTGATAGCGCAATCATCTATCCAAACATTGATGACCAATACACACTGACAGATGCTTTTAGCTTTGATTTTTACATCAATCCGAGGTATTTAGCAGACGCAGGTATTAGCTTTAATGCAGGTGCTATCCTGCACATGTCGTCATCAATTTGTGTGTCACTACACACAGGATCACACAAGAATGCAGACGGTCAAGTTGATCAATTTCGTCTTGCAGTAGGCTTTCAGCACAGTGCGAATGTGCCACTTAACAGTATTGATGTTACGCAGGCAAATGGTTCAAGATCATATCCGCAAGATTTAATCTACGTCAGCGATGATAATCTCTTAAAGCATAACAACTGGCATCATGTTTCAATTCGTTGGGGCGCATCATACAACAACGGATCAGGATCTTTCACAATTGATGCTACGACATCTTCTTTCTACTACCCAAGCAGCTCAATTACAGACACAGCAAATGTAGAAACATTGATCTTGGGAAATCAGTATGTTGGAAGTGATACGACGGCAAAGTTCTTCAACAGCGTAGTTGCTAACACAACAACAGGTGAAGGTGTAACGCAACTCGACGGAGGCACAAGCGACCCAGCAGGTTTCACGTTTTCAAGCCCACTCAATGCCGAAATACATGAAGTTAAAATTTTCAATAGAGTTTTGACAGATACAGAAGTTAGTTACTACAGAACAAATGGCGCCACCGCCAGTACTTCTGGATTGATTTTTTACTTGCCTCCCTTTTTTACAAACTACGCTGTAAAACAGCAGGAAGATTTTGTCACACCAATAGGTAAATTAAGTGAGATAGCAGGTAAGCCCGCCGCAAAGTTAAATGTTACGCCTTTCAACATACCACTTGCTTTTGCTTGTCAAGTTTTTTCTCCTAATCTTCAAAATTTTCTATTTGATCAAGTTTCAAGTTCACCAGCTCAATTTGCATCAAGTGGGTTAAACTACGCACCGCGCCTTTATCGCCTAACAGGATCGCTCAATACAACCGTTGTTGACACATTTGCTGTCGATCACTTGCTCAAAGATCCTGCTTTTGCTAAGCGTGCGTACACAATTTTGCCATGTGACAATGGCTTCATCTCGCCGTCTATAAGCTTGATAACAGACACAGCAGAAGGTTTATATAGACAATTTTCACTTGGAATAGATGAAGTAAAAGACAGCATATCACTGTCTAACATAGACACAACACTTGAACCTACATCGCAGGGAACGGGATCGATAGCAAGGTCAGGAATTGAAAATTATTTAACTCCAACAAACTTCAATTTTGACACGAGCTACTACAGCCTCTTCTCGCGCGGTTATCAAGGGACAGTCACATCACTCTTTTCTTTTAACACAACGTCATCATTTGCTGATAGATCAAGCAACCTGTCGACGATCTATCAAGTTAGCAATCTCTATTACGGTAATCAGATATTCCCGCAGTCATTTACATTATCATCTACAGCACTGACAGGCTCGGGTGATAAGATTAACATCACGCTTAAGGATAACGGCTTTGGGGGTCTCTACCGCGCAGATGCAGTCACACCTCCGCCCACTTGGGCGACTGTAGGTAACCTCTTCTACGATGAGGGTCTTGCGATCATCAAGTCACCTCACCTCTACTACTTCGGTAAGGACAATTTCTCTGTCTCGTTCAATGGGTCGCAGAATATCCACACATATACTATCGATGTTATTTGTCCAGCTGGAGAGATCAACTCATCATCTAATCCGAGTTACCTATCATTCCCACCTACAAATGAACAGAATGAAACGGCAGATAACTTCGTGTACATCACGGGCATCAATATTCACGACGACAACTTTAACGTTATTATGAGAGCGAACCTGGCACAACCAGTGCTCAAGAGGCCCGATGAAGAGTTTCTCTTTAGAATTAAGTACGACATGTGATACGATCCTCGGCCTCGACATCTCGACGTCATGCACAGGCTACGCGATTGTGACGACAGATGTGGGCAGAGTAGTTGAGGTAGGAAATTTTAAGCTTGACAAGCTTGATGACTTCTTCGATAAGTGTGATGCTTATAGGACCGCACTCTCGGCAGTTTTTGCAAGGCATGTGGGCATCAAGAAGATCTGCATCGAGGAGAACTTGCAAGCATTCCGGCCAGGCATGTCATCTGCTAAGACGATCAATACACTCGCTCGTTTTAATGGCGCAGCGTCTCTGATCTCTTACGAAGTTTGCAAGACAAAACCCGTCTTTCTCAATGCCACGTCAGCAAGGTCGAAGCTGGGTATCAAGCTTGACCGAAAGTCAGAAGTGTCCACGAAGCAGCAGATCTTCGAGTTCGTCAAACCTCAAATTGACATTGAGTGGCCCACCACAAAGACGGGTGGCGTCCAGACATCGTGCTATGATATGTCAGATGCATATGTGCTGGCTCGAGCAGGCTGGTTGAACAAAGAGTAGACGTATCTTACTATTAAGATATGACGACTGTCACTTCGACCGAGAAGATAAGATTTCTGCGCGGCATATTTCGTGACATCCAAGTTTCACGAGACGGCAACGATTGTGCTGTTCCGTGCCCAAACTGTAAGACACCTGACAAGAAGAAGCTGTCGATCAACGTTGAGACGTGGAAGTACCACTGCTGGGTATGTGGTGTCAAAGGTGGAAATCTTCGATCGCTCTTTAAGCAGTACTACTCACCCGAAGTTGTTGTCGCTTTTAGAGAGCATTTCGGCATTAGTGACGATGACGCATCTGAGGTTCCTGTTGTAGAGGTTGTGACACTGCCTGACGGTTTGCAACCTGTTGCACTCGTGGCAAACTCTAAGAACCCTAATTTCAGAGCGACATACAACTATCTGATGCGGCGCGGCCTAACTGAGCGCGACCTGTGGTATTGGAAGATGTGTGTCAGCAGTGAGAATAGCTTTACAAGACGCGTCATCATACCCTCATTTGACTCTGATGGTGATCTTAACTACTACGTCTCACGTTCGATTGATAAGGACACAAAACCTCGCTATGTCAATTCAAAAGCAAACAAGACAGAGATCATCTTCAACGATTTAATGGTTGATTGGTCAAAGCCCGTCGTGATCGTCGAGGGCGTCTTTGATGCGATCAACGTTGGTCAGAATGCAATCCCAATACTTGGATCGTACCTACCGCAATCAGCAGCACTTTTTGCCAAGATTGTGGCAAACAATATTCCGGTGACGTTGGCACTCGACCCCGACGTTGAGGATAAGATGCATAAGATTGCAGGTGATCTGTACAAGTTCGGCGTCGAGGTCCGTCAAGCAGACATCACAGGTTTTAAAGACATCGGTGAGATGCCGCGTGACGTTGCTAAGCAGTGTATAGCAGATGCAAAAGCGTGGCATCCAAAGATCAGCATGCTGCACAAAATTAGCAAGATATCAAGTGGATCTATTCTATAGCAGATATTTAACTGCATGCCTAGTAATCTAAAACTTCGTCGATTCATTCTCAAAGAGATGGCCGATGTGCTCGCAGATGATGCACTCTTCACAAAGCAGACCCCACAAGACGACTCGCCCGTTGGTGACGTAGGCGACGAGACAGTAGATGAAGGCGGCGACTGCGGTTGCGGTTGCGGTGGAGCACCGGGAGGCTGCGGCGGCAAGAAGAGCGGAACAATCACAGCAACTGCGCTCTTCAAGAGAAGCCTCTATGAGATCATCGAAGATGCGATTGGTGTGTACGACCAGTACGATGATGCCGACCAGATAAGCGACGAGATGATTGCTGAGATCGAGCACTTCAGCAACAAGCTCAAAGCCTTTAGGAACTAAAATATAAATCTAGCTTTTCTTGTCTAAGATTAGAACATATGAAAGCGTTCCATATCTCAGACATCCATTTTAGAGGCCTGTCTCGACATGACGAGTATAGGAAGTGTTTCACTAGATTGTTCGACATCGCTCGAAAGGAGAAGCCTGATGTCTTCTTCGTCGGTGGCGACATCGTTCACTCCAAGACACAGGGCATCACACCAGAGCTGATTGATATTCTGACTTGGTGCTTTGAGACGATGGCAGAGATCGCGCCTGTCCACATGATCCTGGGTAATCATGACGGTCTCATCCACAACAAGAGCCGACAAGATGCGATCACACCCATCATCAACGCGCTGGGAAACAAGCGCATCTACTTGTACAAGAAGTCGGGTGTCTATCCGACGGGCCTGCCTGGCATCAACTGGTGCGTCTTTTCGTGCTTTGACGAGGAGGGGTGGGACGATGTCAAGCCTGTCAAGGGTGAGATCAACATCGCTTGCTTCCACGGTGCCGTTCGTGGGTCATCGACTGACTCCGACTGGAAGATCAACGGTGAAGTGACAGCAAGCTTCTTTGATGAGTTTGACTACACATTCCTGGGTGACATTCACAAGCGTCAAAATGTCACAGGCAACGGTGTCATCTCCTATCCTGGGTCGTTCATCCAGCAGGATTACGGTGAGGATGTCATCAAGGGCTGCCTGCTGTGGGATATTAAGTCATCAGTTGATTACAGCTGTAAGTTCATCCACATCATCAACGACTCACCATTTGTAACGATCGGTTACCGCGGTGATCTTGATGAAACTTACCAGATGATCGATAGCGCTCCTACGGGTGCACGTGTCCGCATTGGCTCCGATGTTCCGGTGCCACCTACAACGCTGCACCTCATTGAATCGAAGCTGCAAGCTGAGAAGTCACCTAAAGAGATTGTCTATAAGATCGCAGATCTAGACGCTGGCAAAAGCCTGGCAAAGACAAGCGGAACACCCGTCACAGATCTCAGGCAGCCTAGCACAATCAAAGAGTTGATCCGTGACTTCTACAGCGACTCAGCGTTGCCAAAAGACAAGTTTGAGCGTGTTGATGCAATCGTCGACAGGTACATGAAGTCACTTGATTTGGGTGGTGATGAGGATCGAAACTACAGCTGGTCACTTGACAAGCTGGCTTTTAGGAACACGTTTGCATTCCGCGGTGATAACGAGATTGACTTTACCAAGTCATCTGGCATCACAGGCATCTTTGGCAAGAACCGTGCTGGAAAGTCATCCATCATTGGCAGCCTTGTCTACTGTCTCTTCAACACCTCAGATAGAGGATCTCTCAAGAACCTCCACATCATCAATGACAAGGAGGACACATGTGATGCTGAAGCAGACATTACAGTCAAGGGTGACAAGTACAAGATTTCTCGCAGAACTAAGAAGACAGTCAATAAGAAGGGTGACGTCAACGTCAACACGACGCTAGGCATCACTAAACTCGACACTGATATGCAGCTAAGTGACGTCTCAGATGAACAGCGTCGTGAGACAGAGAAGGTGCTGCGACAGCTAATTGGAACTGCAGATGACTTCTTCATGACATCGCTTGCAGCTCAAGGAAACCTCAATAAGTTCTTTGAGGAGAAGTCGACAGCCCGCAAGCAGATCATTGGAAAGTTTCTTAATCTTGACATCTTTGACTCACTTTATGAGCGGTCACGAGAGGATCTTGTACCTCTCCGTGCCTCGTTTAGAGGTCGCCGAGACAAGCAGCAGATTGATGCAAAAATTTCTGATGCTGTAAAGATGCTTGCAGTTGAGAGAGAGAAAACTTCTGAACTTGACAATGCACACAGTGATCTTACTAGGAAGTTAGCAGATCTACGTGTCATTATCAATGGTGATACATCAGTCGAGGCAGCTGTCAAGCTGCGTGAACTCGAGCAGCGCAGGGATCGTCTTGCTGAGAAGCATAAGGAGTATACATCTCAAATTGAGGATGCCTCCGCACTGCGCGCTAAGCATACAGTTCGCCTTGAGAAGTTCAGTGCACTGAAGGAAAAGTTTCCTATTGATGAGCTTCGACAGAAAGTTCAATCACAAAGGTCGCTAGAGACAAAGCTCGAAGCTGCAAATAGAGAGCTACAACAGCACCTTAAATCTCTAGGAAGGCTGAATGAAGATGTTGGAATTCTATCGACTGTTCCATGCGGCGACGAATTTCCAACGTGTCCATTCATCAAGAAGGCGTTTGAGAGCAAGTCAAAGATTGGCCAGGAGCAGCTAGAAGTTGAAGAGCAGCGGAAGTACATCAAGCAGCTTCAAGCTGATATTAACGAAATAGCCGAGCAAAATCTTGACGAAAAGGTCAAGAAATACGACGTAATGCTCCAGGAAGAGCGAACACTCCAGTTTGATGTTAGCAAGCTTGATATGAAGATCGAGCATGCAGAGGCATCACTTAAAACTGTCAATGTAGATCTTGCTACATGTAATCTTGAGATCGATCGTCTAAGTGCGGTAGTCAACGACTCAGACAGCCTATGCGGTGTCTATGACAGCATCAAGGAAGTAGAAGAAGAGCTTGAGAAGACACGTAAATTGCAGCTCACAAATGCAAAGAACGTCGGTGCTCATGAGACATCGATCACAACGCTCCAGAGTGAGAAGGAGACGCTTGAGCGAGATCTTGCTGACCTCGAGATCTTTGAGTTGTTCAACGTCGCCATGTCAAAGAAGGGCCTCCCTTCTCGCCTAATCTCTAAACTACTTCCTCTTGTCAATGCTGAGATCCAGAACATTCTACTCGGTGTCTGCAATTTCACAGTCGAGCTTGAGGTTGATGAGGAGTCGAACTCACTTGAAGTTTACATTAACTACGGTGACAAGCGACGGATAATTGAGCTAGGATCGGGAATGGAAAAGATGATCTCTGCAATTGCGACAAGAGTTGCTCTCATTAATATGTCATCTTTGCCTAAATCCAACATCTTCATCATTGACGAAGGGTTTGGCGCACTTGATGACACCAATCTTGAAGCATGCTCGCGCCTGCTGCGGTCGCTGAAGAAGCACTTCAACCAGATCCTCATCATCTCACACGTAGATGCAATCAAGGATGCAGTTGACAACTTTGTTGAGATCAACTGGATCGACGGAGGCGCAAGTGTCAGATACTCCTGATGTCACTCCGTTATTCTGTCTTGTCTGTGAGACAGTGATGGTTGGGCAAGATGATGTTGACTACCACAGGCTGTTTCAGTGCTGCACGGAGTGTGGCATGAAGTGGGCCGAGACGAACCGCTCACAATGGTTGATGGGATGGCGTCCTAACAGAGATGAAGTGGATGCTGAAATTATTAATAGAAGATCGCACATACTTAACGAAATAGATATACTAAGAGGATAGTCGCATGCTTTCAATGCAACAAGTAAATACACTCGGGCAGCTTATCGACACAACTTTCGGTAAAAGCTCAACAACAAATGCACCGACGGTGTCAATAAAGATGACGCTCCAAGGCAACTCTCTCATCGTTAAGTACACAACGCTGGTTCACTTTGCTTCCGAGCAATCCATGAGAGAGCAGTCAAAAGAGCTGGAGCGCGCTGCAGTTCAGCTTACTAAGAAGTCGATTGATCAAGTTGAGAAAGATTTCAAGAGAATTGAAGGTAAGACACTCAATCTCAAGAAGAAGACGTCTGACAACGGCATCGAGCTGATCAGTATGTCACCTTACAATCCACGTAAAGTTGCATACTATAGATTTAATACGACATATGAAATCGATGTATGAACACGAGCAACAAGTCAAGACAAGTATCTGAGATTATACGCTGTGGCAAAGATCCGGCGTATTTTTTCAATAACTACGTAAAGATCCAGCATCCAACTAAGGGAACGATCCCATTTAAGACGTTCCCATTTCAAGATGACTGCGTCAATGACTTCATAGAAAATCGATTTACAGTCATTGTCAAGAGCAGGCAGCTTGGCTTGTCAACTCTTGTTGCTGCATATTCTGTTTGGCTTGCGCTCTTCCAGAAAGACAAGAATATCCTCATCATCGCAACTAAGCTGGGTGTTGCCCAGAACTTCATTAAGAAAGTGAAGACAATGGTGAGTAACCTTCCGCCGTGGATGGTGCTCCCGCAGATCACTCTCAACAACCGGCAGATGATCGAATTTAGTCATGGATCTTCGATCAAGGCTGTTCCCACATCAGAAGACGCAGGTCGTTCTGAGTCGTTGTCGCTGCTGATCATCGACGAGGCAGCATTCGTTAGAAACTTTGATGAGCTATGGACAGGCTTATATCCAACGATCTCAACTGGTGGTCGTGCTATTGTGCTTTCAACACCTAACGGTGTGGGTGGACAATACTACAAGCTTTTCACTGAGGCTGAGTCGGGCTTAAACGAATTTAAGGCCATCAGGCTGAACTGGGACGTTCATCCTGAACGTGATCAGGCGTGGTTCGAGAAAGAGACAAGAAATCTATCCGCTAAAGAGATCGCTCAGGAGTACTTGTGTGACTTCGCTGCGTCAGGTGAGACGTTCCTCAATGACGACGACATCAAGTGGATTAGCAAGATTATACGACCTCCAATTGATCGCGGCGGGCCAGATAGAAATGTCTGGATCTGGAAACACGCGCTGTCAGAGCACAAGTACATCGTCTCTGCTGACGTTGCAAGAGGCGATGGGAAAGATTACTCAACTTTTCACGTCATCGATTGCACTGAAGGTGAAGTAGTCGCTGAGTACAAGGGTAAGATTGCACCAGATAAGTTTGGTGAACTCTTAAATGAGTATGGTTTGCTGTACAATAAGGCGCTAATGTGCCCTGAGAATAACTCATTTGGATATGCAACCATAGTCAAGCTTAAAGATCTAGGCTACCCAAAGATGTACTATAACAAGAACAAGTCTGTCTACATCGGCGACTATGTTCCACCTGCTGAGACAGAGCTGGCAGGTTTTACAACGAGCGGCAAGTCAAGAAACCAGATCCTCACAAAGCTCGAAGAGGTCATCAGAAACAAACAGCTTCTAATATACTCGTCTCGTTTCTATGAAGAGTTGAAGACATTTGTCTGGAATGAGAACAAAGCACAGGCAATGAAGGGAGAGAACGACGATCTTATTCTCTCGCTCGCCATCGGAACTTGGCTCTATGATGCATCAAATGACTATGGTAAGGACTCAGATAAGTTAAACAATGCAATGCTTGCCGCGATGGGTTTTAAGAACAAGCAATTTAATGGTGCCTCAAACGACGTAATATCAAACAAACACCAACAAGAGACAAACCGAGATCGCGTGCTGCGCGGACACTCGCGGCCGATGGGGATACCTCCTGAGTTCGCGTGGGTGTA